TCAAAGTAAAACACCAATTGGCACTAGCGCTCATAGCTGTGTCTGTCAAAAAGCAGAATAGTATTACCTGCTTTTTGCATAACTTACACAAATGAATGGACGTGGTGAAACCGTCATTTTCTAATTTGATGCCCCGCGGACAAGTGACACCAACTAAGAGGCGACGTTCAAGGAGCCGGTTCCGAAAGCGCACGTCACGCCGGAGACCACGACGTATGGCTGCTTCAAAAATTTACCGTCGTCTTCCGATTGGTGGATTTAAGCCACATCAGATCGTGAAACTCAGATACTCTGATTGTCGAGACTTAGACCCAGGTTCCGGAGCAAGCGGAACCGCCGCATATGTTTTTCAAGCTAATAATATATTTGATCCTGATAATACTGGTGCGGGACACCAGCCTCTATATCGTGATACATGGGCTGGAATATATAGGAATTATATTGTTTTGGGTGCCCGTATTAAAATATATTTCACACCTGTTCGAAATGTTGCTGTTATTGACTCTAGCAACATTGTTGGTGATACCGTTCCTTATACTGTTGGTTGCTCGCTCACGGATAGCAATACTGATTGGCCTTCTGCTACAAATACTCTGGTTGAGACTGGCGATAAACGTAGAGTACGATGGAAGATTATTCCTGCTATGGCTACTAATAAGTTTACATCTATTATCCAAACTTATTCTCCAAAGAAACTTTATGGCTTAAAGGATACAAGAGATCATCTAAGTGAACTAGGAGGTCCTCTAGGAGGAGGACCTAGTTAGCTGCCTTTTTTATTGTTTTTGCTGCTAATGCCGATAATACATCTAATCCACCCGACATTAGCTTTCGAGTCGTAATTGATTACACAGTAATGTTCTATGATATTATTAATAATGTCTCAGCCTCGTAGACTAACCCAGTGAGGGCTTTAGCCCTCACGGCCGGGTTAGTCGTGACATAGCGTTAAAATACGCTAAAGGGAAAGGGTATAGTGAGGTTATATATGTTTATTTAAATAACTTCAATAAAATGTTCTTTCGCTTCATCATAATTGTTATATTCCAACTTATTATTTTGGTCGATCATTATAATCCATTGACTTACTCTTCTAGCGAATGCTGGGAAGTAGGCGTTTTTATACCATCTGTCTGGTATTGCATTCGTCGTGATGATAATAACTTTACTTCTGAATTGTATAAACCCCCCTTTCGTTTCCGTTTGGAGTGGGTATCTATCTCCGAGTCGGAGGAGCGTGTCCCATGGTAACCATCCGTAAAATTCGTCAAGAATAACCGCTTGTTCTCCTTTATATCCGTTCCACCAAATATCTTTAGATTTCCAATAGGCTCCTGGATATTTTTCCATAGCGTAGCGACTTTTGCCAACTCCCGTAGGTCCCTGGATTACAACGAAAGTTGTTGGTTCAGTGCGTTTAGGGGTTGTTAGTAGAACAAATCTTTCAAATGACCTATAATAACGACACCATACGTCGAAATATTTATCAGCTATCTCTGTTTCATCAGCGCCCGAGGATAGAAGTGCCTTGACTTCTTCTAACCTCTCCTTCAATGAAGTGCGTCGGGGGTTCTCGCATTCTTCTATCAAGGTTTCTACTGTTTTGTCGTAGCCGAATAAATGGACCTTGGGTATTGTAATCGGTATCTGAGAATTGCCATCTAAGGCTGTTCTTCTGTCTTCGATACTCTGGATATAATCTTTGAGGCAATATAGGATTGCTTGTTCTCTCTTCCCCCGACGGCGTTCTAGGTGCGCTCTGGGCAAGCATTTCCGAAGGAAAGATATCCTCTGAGATTTCTTGAGCTCTAGATATCCCTGAAAATGGGGTGTACCGCTTTCCCCTACTTCCCTCATATAAACCGCAAATTTGACGTGACTTTTCCATTTAGCGTCAGTAAACTCAATCTCGGCGGTTGGGTTATTCAAAGTAAAACACCAATTGGCACTAGCGCTCATAGCTGTGTCTGTCAAAAAGCAGAATAGTATTACCTGCTTTTTGCATAACTTACACAAATGAATGGACGTGGTGAAACCGTCATTTTC